AAGTGACTAAAGCAGAAATCAAATCCATTTGTGCAAATCTTGGCATTTCTGGTGCTCAATGGTTTACCAAAGATGAATCGAACCGTGTTGGTCGTGGTAAATACCTTGTACCTAATCCCACATTAATATCAATGCAAGCCAATGTTGTGCCTATGAAAAAACCTGCTGAACAATCAAATCATAGAATTGTTAATGTAGTTACTGACCTTGATACTACAAACTTAATTCCAACACCATATCGTAATTATGTCCCATTCGGTGACTTTGACGATATTGTTTCAATTGTAAAATCAAATCGTTTCTTTCCTGTTTTTATTACTGGTCATTCTGGTAATGGTAAAACAATGTCTATTGAACAGGCCTGTGCAAAGGCTCGCCGTAAATTCATTTGCGTATCAATGACACCTGAAACTGATGAAGGTGATTTGCTTGGTAACTATGTGTTGATTGATGGCAATATGGAATGGCGTGATGGTCCTGTAACAACAGCCGCTCGTCAAGGTGCTGTATTATGTATTGATGAAATTGATTATGGTGCTCAGAATCTTTCCTCATTGCAACGTGTGCTTGAAGGCAAACCATTCATGTTGAAAAAGAAAGGTGAATTGATTACGCCTGCTGAAGGTTTTACTGTATTCGCTACTGCAAATACTAAAGGTAAAGGTTCAGATGATGGTCGTTACATGTTTACTAATGTTTTGAACGAAGCGTTCCTTGAGCGTTTTCCTAATACCTATGAACAACAATGGCCGCCAACTAATGTTGAAAAGAAAATCATTAAGAAAGAATTGGATTCTGTTGGTCGTGAAGATGATGACTTTGCCGACAAACTTGTAATGTGGGCAGATACCATTCGTAAAACCTTTTTGGATGGTGGTTGTGACGAAGTGATTTCCACTCGCCGTTTAGTACATATTGTGAATACTTTTGGTATTCATGGTGACAAAATGAAATCTATTGGCTTGTGCTTGAATCGTTTTGATGATGATACAAAGGCAAGTTTCATTGACTTGTATACCAAGATTGATGCAGGTATTAATCCTGATGCACCACCCGTTGTTGCACCTCAAGAGGTCACGACCTCTGAAGAAATACCATTCTAATATATGCGGCAGAGATTATTCTTTGCCGTAAAAAGTGTTGACACACTTACTTAATCGTGTTATAATACATCATAATTTGAGAGAATGAATCTCCTCTTGAATATTAAATCGTTAATAGAGATTCGTGTTTATTATGGAGACTACTATGTCCGCTAAATCTAAAGTCCTCGCCTATCTTTCCAAGACTGGTTCTTACAACACATTGACACCTACTAAGATGCAATCTGTTTTTGGTGTTGCAAATCCTTCCGCAACAATCAATGAATTGCGTAACGAAGGCTATGCAATCTACTTGAACAGCCGTGTTACACCATCTGGTGACAAGGTTTCGTTCTATCGTTTGGGCACACCAACTAAACGTGTAGTTGCTGCAGGCATTGCTGCAATCCGTTCACAAGGAACACGTGCTTTTGCCTAATTCTTTATAGAATAACACTCAGAGGAGGGATATATATTAGTATCCCTCCTCTTTTTTATTTTATGGATACATTATGGAAATTGAAGTTAAACTTGAAGAACTAAAAAAGGCAAAGTTGTTTATTGCTACACCAATGTATGGTGGCATGTCACACGGCCTTTATGTTAAGTCTTGCCTAGACTTACAAACTACAATGGCGAAATACGGAGTTGAAACTAAGTTTTCATTTCTGTTTAATGAATCGCTAATTACTCGAGCTAGAAATTATTTGGTTGATGAATTCTTGCGCTCTGGTTTTACACACTTATTGTTTATCGATTCTGATATTCATTACAGTCCACAAGATGTGCTAGCACTTTTAGCACTTGATAAGGATGTTATTGGTGGTCCTTATCCTAAAAAATCTATCAACTGGGGTAATATCGCTTCTGCGGCACGTACACATCCAGGTTTGGAACCTAGAGAACTTGAGAACCTTGTTGGCGAATATGTCTTCAATGTTGTTAAAGGTACATCACAATTCACCGTAACAGAACCACTTGAGGTTATGGAAATTGGTACAGGTTTTATGTTGGTTAAGAGTGAAGTGTTTGAGAAAATGGAGAAAGAATATCCAACTATCAAATACAAACCAGACCATGTTGGTCAAGCTAACTTTGATGGCTCACGATACATCCATGCTTTCTTTGATACAGTAATTGATACCAAAGATAGTATTACGGGCGGTGGTTCTGAGCGTTATCTAAGTGAAGATTACATGTTCTGCCAAATGTGGCGTAAGATGGGTGGTAAAATCTTCTTGTGTCCATGGATGAGAACACAACACATTGGTACATATGCCTTTACTGGTAATATGCCTGCTGTTGCTCAGTACACAGGGAAACTATGATGCCTAGGTTTGAAGAAGATGTGGTAAAAGCTTCTCAAACCGCCACCACTGGTGGTCGCAAATTCGATGGTAACAAGCTAGAATACGGCTTGTTGCCGCCGAACGCATTAGAAGCTACTGTTGACGTTCTTACATTTGGTGCTCAAAAGTATGAGCGTGATAATTGGAAAAAAGTACCTGATTCTAAACGTAGGTATTTTGATGCCCTACAGAGGCATTTATGGGCATGGAAAATGGGTGAGATTATAGACCCTGAATCTGGCAAACATCACCTTGCTCATGCTATGTGTTGCCTCATGTTTCTATATGAACATGATACAATCTATTCTGTGAATGATTAATTTTTTTGGAGTATATTATGAAACTATCGAGTGAAACCCTTTCAGTATTGAAGAATTTTGGTAACATTAACCAAGGTCTGTTCTTTAAAACTGGTAAAACATTAAAGACCGTATCGTCACACAAGAACATTCTTGCTCAAGTGACAATCAATGAAGAAGTACCTACAGATTTTGGTGTTTATGACCTAAACAACTTCCTGTCGGTTGTTTCTTTACATAAAGATGACCCATCATTTGAGTTTGATGAGAAACATGTTGTTATCGTTGGCAACAAAGGCCGTTCTAAAATCAAATATCGTTTTTGTGACCCAACAATGATTAACACACCGCCAGAAAAAGAACTGACGATGCCTGAGGCTGAGATTACTTTCACCTTAACATCTGAAGACTTTGATTGGATTCTCCGTGCGGCATCTGTGTTGTCTTCACCACAAATTGCTATTGAATCTGATGGTACAGAAGTTAACATTGTAACCTTAGACTTGCAAAACGATTCTGCTCATAGTGATGCATTGAAGTTAGATGCAGGTGGTAATGGTAGTAAGTATCGCATGATTTTCAAAACAGAAAACATCAGCAAGATTTTGGCTGGAACATATGATGTATCCATTTCTTCTAAAGGCATTTCACATTTCAAAAATAAAAATGTAGCACTACAATATTGGATTACTACTGAACAAGGTAGTAAATTCTCCAAAGAGTAATTGTTTATTTTTTTTATTATGATTTATGTGAAAGGTTCCTATGGAACATCTATTGTGGACAGAGAAGTATCGGCCTCAAACAATCGAGGATTGTATTCTACCAGAACGGTTGAAAAAACCATTCCAAGAGTACGTCAATCAGAAAAACATTCCCAATCTTCTTCTGGCTGGTGGGGCAGGAGTAGGGAAGACAACAGTAGCGAAAGCCATGTGCAACGAAATCGGTTGCGACTACATGGTAATCAATGGTTCTGACGAATCAGGTATTGACACATTCAGAACCAAGATTAAGAATTATGCCTCGTCAATGAGTTTAACTGGTGGCCGCAAGGTCATCATCATTGACGAAGCTGATTACTTGAATCCTAATTCTACACAACCAGCCTTACGTAATGCTATTGAAGAATTTGCAAGCAATTGTTCATTCATTTTCACATGTAATTACAAGAATCGTATCATTGAACCATTGCATTCACGTTGTGCAGTTATTGAATTCTCGTTGAAGAATGGTGAGAAAGCCAAGATGGCCTCTGCGTTCTTTAAGAGAGTTCAGAATGTTTTGCAAAGTGAAAATGTTGAGTATGAAGACAAGGTTATTGCTGAGTTAACAAAGAAACACTTTCCAGATTTTCGCCGTATTCTAAATGAGTTACAGCGTTATTCACAGTTTGGTAAAATCGATACAGGCATTCTTGCTCAAATCGGTGATGTTTCTATTGATGAAGTTGTAAAGTTTATCCGTGATAAGGACTTTGGTGCTATTCGTAAATGGGTTGCAACCAATGAAGTGGATTCTGGTACATTGTTCCGTAAAATTTACGATTCGATGTATGATGTGATGAAACCTCAATCTATTCCACAAGCAGTATTGATTCTTGCTGACTACCAGTACAAGTCTGCTTTTGTGGCCGACCATGAGATTAATACAGTTGCTTGCTTGACAGAAATCATGGTGAATTGCGAGTTCGTATGATTTTAGACTTATTCAAACCTACATTTGATTGGATTAGAGATGACTTTACTAGTAATAGGTTTCGTTTTTGCGTTGAGTTGCTTGCTTGGGCTATTAGTATTGGGTGTTCTATTACCATGGCTCTCACAGTCCCAAATCCTCCCCTACTATATCTTTACCCTATTTGGATTGTCGGCTGTGGTCTCTACGCTTGGGCTGCTTGGACTCGCCAATCTTTCGGCATGCTGGCTAACTACATGCTTTTGGTAACAATTGATTCTGTTGGATTAATCCGGATGATAGTAAATTGACCGCCAAAAAATCGTCCGTAAAATCTCTAAATCTTACGGATACTAAATAATTGGTTATGCATTAAAAATTATGAATCCATTTGATTATGTTAACGCTATCTTGCAAAACAAGAAGCAATTGATTGTTGATGAAGCTTCTGAGAAAGACTATACATCTTTTTTGGTAAACCGCAGCCTTTCCTATCATAAGGACTGCATCATGTATGCCAATGAGATGAATCGTAGGCACTTCCTTGATAAAAAACTACAGAATGATTTCCTTCTAAATACGGTAAGGTCACAGAAAAGACCATTTGCTAAGTGGGCTAAAGTTGAAAAAAGTGAAGATTTAGAATGTATAAAGCAAGTCTATAATTTCTCCAATTCTAAAGCTCGTGACGCCTTGCGTCTCCTTAGCAAAGAACAAATCCAAGAATTAAAAGAAAAAACCGACACCGGTGGATTAAGGAAATGATATGGTTGATTTATCAAAGTTCGTTGAGGTTATTCTTAACGAACAGGATGATTTTTTAAAGGTTCGGGAAACCCTAACAAGAATTGGTGTATCCTCTCGCAAAGAGAAAGTGCTATATCAATCTTGCCATATTCTGCACAAGCAGGGTAAATATTATATTGTACACTTTAAAGAATTGTTTGCGTTGGATGGAAAACCATCCAATATTTCTGAGAATGATATTCAAAGGCGTAACGCTATTGCCAATTTATTAGAAGAATGGGGTCTGATTAAAATCTTGAATAAAGAAATTATGACTGATAACATTGCACCTTTACATCAAATTAAAATTATAGCTTTCAAAGAAAAAGACCAGTGGGAACTTATTGCTAAGTACAACATCGGTAAGAAAACACAAGACTATTGAAGAACCCACCTTAGGGCCGTTTGATGCTACGGTAACAAGGCGTCCGTGCAATTGAACTGCCACACGTTAGTTGGTCCAGTATAAAGTAAGCTGGGTATATTTTTAATTAATCCTTCTAAGATTATTATGTCGAATGTGAAACTAATGAATCATACTCACAAAAAGTATGCATTTAATTTTGAATCTAGTTGGGTTGTTCCAACTTATGCTGGTGGTTCTGCACCAAGTGAATGGCATCCTAATGATGACCGATATATTAATGTCTATAAAGATGGTTTAGATGTTAATAAAACCATTCGTAGATATCGTGGTTACTATTCACACATAGACGAAACATCTTTTTTAAAGGCAATTGGCCAACAGGCTACAGATTACTTCCTTTACGCAAACGATTTTACCACACAGTACCTTGGTGTTGGTTCTTACCGAAGATACCTTGCACCTGAACATGGTGTTGGTTGTATGGAGGAAAAATTAAATGTACCCTCTGATATTGATACCTGTAAAGTATTGACATCCGATTCTCAACGTGATAAAATAGTACAATACTTACAATCAGCTGATGTGGTCTGTAGTCGTTTTAGATACATGAACAAATCAATTGAAGCACAGTACCTTGAGTCACAGTTGCCTGAGTATTGGGAATTATTCAAAGAAGCTATTGTAAAACTGTACCCTGAGTATGAAAGGCATATGATTTGGTTTACAGATTATAGCATTTGTAATTATGAATGTGTCTATGTTATGGAGAATTATAACTTCAAACGATTGACACAAGAGTATTTCTCCATCATGGAATACATTTGGAAGAATTGTAGTGAGACATTCCCTGATAAGAATGTTAGACAATATAATTGTACAGAGATTAATCCATGGAGATATCCAGGTTTCTTAAATGAAAGATTCGTTCCGTTTTTCTTCTATGCAAACGGGTTTAGAAAGATTGAAGTGCCATTGGCCTTTTTAACATGAAACAGAAATTTATATATTTTTTTTGGATAACAAATGGTTTAACCAATAAGATGGTAAAAAAAGAAAGTGAAATTGAAAATGGATGGAGAAAAGGAAAAACTCAAAAAACAAAGATATAATGACCTTTATATGGATTTGGCAATCAGAATTTCTAAAATGTCTTATGCTACAAGACTTCATGTTGGTTCTGTTATAGTAAAAGATTCTAATATTATTAGTTTTGGATGGAATGGAATGCCATCTGGTTGGGATAATAATTGTGAAATGGTTAAGCATACTGATTTTACAGGTACTGTGATAACTATGACCAAACCAGAGGTTATTCATGCTGAACAAAATGCACTAATTAAATTATCCAAATCTACTAACTCTACAGATGGTGCTACTATGTTTATCACTCATGCACCTTGTATTGATTGTGCCAAGTTGATTCACCAAAGTGGTATCAATAGTGTTTATTATCGGAATAGTTATCGTGATGATGACGGAATTGAATTTTTAAAAAAGTGTAATGTAGAGGTAATTAAATATGACTAGTGTTTTTAGGGATGTTGAAACGTTTATGACCGCAGCTGGTCAAACTACAGATACGGACAATGATGAACAAGCATTATTGTACCGAAGGTTAATCAATGAAGAATACCACGAATTCATTGATGCAGTACAGGCTAATGATGATGTTGAAATCATCGATGCCTGTTTTGATACTATGTGGGTAATTATTGGGTATATGAAGTCTCGTGGTTGGGATACAAAGGGTATTTGGGATGAAGGTGCCCTTAGTAACCTAAAGAAGATTGATAGCAAAACTAGAACGGTAATCAAACGTGATGACGGCAAAGTTCTTAAACCTGAAGGTTGGAAGAAACCAAATTTCACCAAGTTTGCCAAGTAAATGCTTGCATTTTCAATGGTAGTCTGTTATAATACATTATCGTATATTTTTTAAGAGGTAAATATGAATTTACGTGAAGTGGCCAAAAGGTTGGTCAATGAGTACAAAATGCCTCATGCGG